GTCTGATAACTTCGCGTCATCTTCAAATCCAACTGATGCATCAATGGGTGTATATGTATTCTCTATATGACTAGTGAAGTTATTAACCCATTCATCATTTAGATTTGCTCTAAAGAATAGCCATTGTTCATGTCTCATGCTGTATTCTTCACTCGTTCTAATAGTTGTCTTCGTCTTTGTTCATTCATGATACATTGCATCCATGCTTCTCCACTATGTGACTCCCAATCAGCACAAGCTTCATAGATAGGCTCAAGTTCTTCCATGTCTCTCTCATAGTCTTCTTCTGGACACATATAAGTTCCATGCCTGTCATTATAACATAGGCCTGGTAGTATCTCTTTATGGCTACAACTAACTAGAAAGAGTAGAATTACTCCTAGTATTAATGTTCCTATAGTAAAGTCAATGTATTGACTCAGGTTCTTCTTCTTCTTCATAATCTATAATCTCCTCTTCTCGATATATTTCTGCTCCACAAAATGTACAATAATGTGGTATATACTGTAATCCCATTTCATGTTCTATCGAAAAGTCTGCTCCACATTCGTCACAAAACATCTCTATACAATTCTCGTCATGATGTTCTATTGTGTTCTCCATTTATGCACCTTTAATATCCTTAATATAAGCTTCAAATTCTTGATACCCACCGATAGACTTATGATCTATCTTTATTTGTGGAAATGTTCTTGCCGTTGGGAACTTTTCCATAAGTTCCTCTCTAGTAAAATCTCTGTCTAATTGATAATAGTTATATGTATGATATCCTTCTTGCGAGGCTTCTTTACATACTTGCTTTGCTAGTCTCTTGGCCATATCACAATATGGACATTGTGTTTTTCCGTATATATCTATTCTCATAACTTTACTGCTAATAAGATGAATATGCCGAACATGATGATGTTAGCGAAGAACATCAATCCTGCTAATATAGTGTGATACCATATCCATCTTGTCTTATATGCGTTCTCTATTGTTAAATCTGCAGGGTCAGGTGAATCGTCTATTTGTTTTTGTACTAAATCGTCTTCTTCTCTTGAGCCCCATAGTATTTGATACCATTTTTTCATAATCTATAATCTCCAGTAATTCATTCCGAATGGTTCTTCATTTCGGATCCTTTTATTAGAAAGCTTCTTATTCAATTTCTTCTCTTTTCTTGATAAAGAATCTATAGTCTTTTCATGTCGTTTTACCATATCAACATCAATCCAATTAGTAAGATGATTGATAGGGCCATGTACTTACGATTCTTTATCATAATTTGAAATCTCCAAATGTGTTTTCTTCTATATCTTGTTTAATTCCCCCAATAATATAAGACTCAATTTCAGTCTCTTGTGGGGCGTTTTGTTGGCCTCTTGATGATAGCCAATGTTTCGTCCACGGCAGTGGATTATTTCTACTTGATATATCGTATATAGGGTTTAAACCAATTCCCCTTAGTCTCTTATTTGCTATATATTCAACATAATTACCAAGTAGTGTTTCAGATAGTCCAATCATGGAGCCCTCTCTGAATAGGTATTTGGCCCACGCCTTTTCTTCTTCAACAGCAGACCTATACATCTCGTAAACTTCTTCTTCACATTCATTCATTATTGATAACATTTCTTTATCTTTCTCAAACTTTTGATAGTTCTTAATAATGTGTTGTGTGATTCCGAGATGTTGAGACTCATCTCGAGCAATCAATGAAATGATCTTCGCAGATCCTTCCATGAGTCTCAACTCCCCAAATCCAAATGTACAAGCAAATGATACATAGAATCGAATGCCTTCTAGTATATTGATAGATATCAACATCAAATAGAATCGCCTTTTCAATTCTTTAACATCATTGACTTGTCCTAGTTTCCATCTCATTGCATAATCAATGAAATCATCATATCCCTTCGTAACAGACTCTGCTCTTGATACAATTTCTTTCGTGTCAAGAATTGTATCGAACACTTCTGTTGGATTGGAATATAAATTTTTAACAATATAGGTATATGATCGACTATGTATAGACTCCATAAAGTCCCAGGCTAATATACAACCCTCTAGTTCTGGAATAGAACAATACGGCAGTAGGGCCAAAGCAGGACCACGACCTTGTACAGAATCAAGTAATGTTTGATACTTGAGATTAGCTGTAAAGATGTGTTTTTGTCCTTCGTCTAGTGATTGATAATCGTTTCGATCTTTCTGTAAAGACACTTCTTCTGGTCTCCAGAAATATCCTAATTGGGTTTGTGTTAGTTTATCAAATATTGGATATTTGAAATCATCATATCGTTGTGTGCTCAATTCTTCACCAAAGAACATGGGCTGTTTCAATCGATTCACTTTATTTCTATTAAATATACTCATATTGTACAAGCCTCACAATCTTCGTCTTCATCAAAATTTTCATAACTGTCATTTGCTACTATGTCAACTACATCTTGTTCAGTTTCAGCTTCTATATCTTCATCAGTTTTACTATCGTATGTATTCTGATAATATGAAGTCTTCCAACCATACTTATATGTGTTCAACATATCTTTGGCCATTTCAGATAATGGTACTTCGTTATTCTCATAGTTCTCAGGATTATAACTCCAATTACCTGATATTGCTTGATCAAAGAACTTTTGCATTACTGCAACTACTTTGATATATCCATCATTGTTTGGTTGATCCCATAACAATGTATAGAAATTCTTTAGATGTGGATATCCAGGGACTATTTGTTTCAATGGACCTTTCTTACTTTTCTTAATTGATAAGTAATCTCTAGGTGGTTCTATACCATTAGTCTCATTTGATACAACAGAGGAGCTCTCAGACGGCATCTGTGCCGATAATGTACTGTTTCTCACTCCATACTTAACTACTTCTTCTCTTAATGATTCCCAATCACACTCATATTTAGGTTTGACTATTTCATCTACATCTTTCTTATAATGATCAATAGGTAATAGTCCTTTATGATATTTTGTCTGACTAATATATCCACATGCACCTTTCTCTTTAGCTAATTCTACTGAGGTTTTGATTAAGTTGTATTGAAAGTGTTCAGATAATCTATGAACTAGTTTATGAGCTTGAGGATCATCATACTTGACTTTGTTCTTTGCTAAGAAATGAGCTAATCCGATATATCCTATACCAAGACTTCTTCTATTAATTGTTGAATGATACGCAGCTGGAACAGGATAGTTCTGATAATCGATTACTTCATCTAGTGCTCTAACAGCTAAATCACATATTTCAGGTAAATCTTTTAAATCTTGAGTCAACTGACCAACATTAATAGCTGATAAAATACATAAGGCTATTTCACCATTAGTATCATTTGGACTCTCTAATGGTTCTGTGGGTAATGTGATCTCTTGACATAGATTAGACATATTAATTTTGCCTACATCTTCTGACGCGTCAAATGATGAATGACTATTACAATGATCGATATTCATTATGTATATTCGACCTGTTTCAGCTCTTTCTTTGAGTAACTCCATGAACAGACTTTGAGCATTGACTTTAGTTTTGGGTACTGAATAGGCTCTTTCGTACTGTTCATAGAGTTCATCAAATTTATCTGTACCAAATGCTTCATATAAGCCTGGTACTTCATGTGGACTGAATAATGATATTTCTTCGTTCTTTAAGAATCTTTCATAGAACAATTTAGATATCTGAATACTATAATCTAACTTTCTGACTCTGTTGTCTTCTGTTCCTTTGTTGTTCTTGAGAACAATAATGTCTTCAATTTCTTGATGCCAGATAGGGAAGTGGACAGTCGCCGATCCCCCACGAACGCCATTTTGAGTGCAACAGCGAACTGTTGATTCAAACTTTTTAAGAAACGGTATGACTCCTGTGTGTTGTACTTCACCGCCCCGAATCTTAGAACCCAAACCTCGAATTCTACCAGCATTAATACCAATCCCCGCACGCTGTGCAACATACCTACCAATAGCCATATCAGAACTAAAAATACTGTCCAAAGTATCATTAGAGTCCACCAAGACACAACTCGCAAACTGTCTAAGAGGAGTTCTAATACCGGCCATAATAGGTGTCGGTATATTGATCTTGAATGTTGATACGGCGTCGTAGTATCTTTTGACATACGATAACCTCTTTTCTACTGGATAGTTCTTGAATAAGACAGCAGCTATCAGCATGTACATATATTGTGGCGATTCAAATAACTTATCAGAACTTCTATCCTGAACTAGATACTTGTCTACTACTTGTCTTAACCCAGCATATGTGAAAAATAAATCTCTGTCATGTTTCATATAGCTGTCTAACTTATCCCACTCCTCATCACTATAGTATGTGATAAGTTTCTCGTCATAGACACCATAATTGATATTTCTAGTAACGATATCTTTCAATGGAGGATAAATCTTAGAATCTTTCCATTTAGTGTTGAATACACTTTTTCTTACCTGAAACAACAACAGCCTCGCAGCCACATATTGATAGTTTGGACTATCTAATGATATAAGATCAGCAGCACTCTTAATCAGAATACTCTGAATCTCTGTTGATGTTATTCCATCATAAAACTGTAATCCTGAATTCATTTCCACAGCCGACTCTGATACACCTGCAACATCTTTGCACGCTGCTTCGACCATTCTATGGACTTTTTGTAAATCTATTGGTTCTAACTCACCGCTTCTTTTAACAATTTTTGTCTGGTTCAATATCTCACCCACTCACTCTGCTCCAATCACTCAAGGCCATCTTTGCTGATAGTCCTGAAAATTTATTCTCATTTATTGTCTGTTCGACAACTTTCCCTGATAGACCGTTTAGTACCATGTCATTAATGTCTTTCTGTAGTATAGTTTTAGGCCATAAACAGATAGTAAAACCATCATCAATAATCTGATCCATCTTCTTGACTAGTTCAGGATTTCTTCTTTCATTGTCAAACACCACAACAGCTTGTTCTGTTGGGACATAGGACTTTAATTTAGAGAAATCACTTCCTGCGACAGCAATCGCATTCGGGAGAAACAAGCTATCAATAGGACCTTCTGTGACATAAACCTTTTTATTATAATCGACTGTTCTTAAGCCGTAGATGAGACTTTCTTGATCATCAAATTTTAGTGTTAGATACCGTAGTTTATTGTCGTTAAGAGCCCTGCCTGAAACTCCAATAAGTTTCCCTTGTCTTGAATAGAAAGGTAAAACTAGTCTTGGATCATTTCCAAACACTCTATCTTTATACTTATAATCCAAAGAACTTAGAGATTGACTGCTCTCAATATAGTATAACTCGTCCCATTTATCTTTAGGAACTTGTCTAATATTAAGATAATCTCTTGCCTGTTGTGCGTCAACAGCTGATACACAACCCACTTTTTTGAGTGGATCATCTTTGAAAATTACTTTAGATTTGGGTACTTTGATTTCTGTAAATGTAGGATCCTTCTTATAGAACTTTTCTACTGCATATTGTTTCCACAATGAAGTATCTTGTTCTTTTAGGAATTTACCAAACGACTTAGATTCACCACAATTATGACATTTATAGATAAATGTCTCTTTCATCTTAAAATGATATCCTCGTGCTTTATGAGGATTCTTTTCAGAATCACCACAATAGGGGCACGAATGATTCAAGAGTTCTTCATTCTTCCACTTACTATTGCGAAAGCGAGAACTAACTAAGCGTAAATATTTCTTATCAACCCAAAACATAATGTATAATATCTATTATACTAGCATTTGCTGATTTGTCAAGTTTTTTGGGTTTAGTCTTTGAGTTTTACTTGTGCACCAACAGCGGCTTCATCGCCTTTCGGTGTTTTGATTGTGACATTACGATAATAAACAACTACTTCTTGGACTTCTCTTATATATCGTCTTAGTTCTTGCATGTTATATGTCATAAGTTCATAGTCTTCTGTTGATATGGCAAAGAATACCACATCACCGTTATTCTTCTTCTTGATGTCATCTAAAAATCTATCTAGATATGTATAATCTTCTGGCCAGTCATTTTCTTTACCTAACTTACATACTCTAATGACTTTACCTTTATCATTCAATAAACCATCAGGGTGATCCATCTTCGGTCTTTTAAACTTCTCTTTACCCTCTTTATCAAACTGTTTAGGTTCATATGATTCTTTTATACATGGATTAACTATTTTAGCTGATGATACTACATGCCATTTGGGATCTTTGAGATCAATATTTCTAGGCATGACTGGTTGAATGATATCAATCTCTATAGGTTTAGACGAAACTTCAATCTGTTTCGTTCCAAATATTGAACAACCACTAATTGTTAGGATTAATATCGGTGCTAGGATCGTCCAGCGAATCAAGCTCTTTGCTATCATTTTCTATACTCTCAAATACGGCCTTTGTTTGATCATTGGCCCTTGTTTCTATCATACCTGGTTTAGCTATTGCTAATTTATTTAGATTGTGTCTTCTAAATATATCCAGATAACCGTTCATCTCAGCTTCAATCTGAGCGTTCTTAGAAGCCATTTGATTCAAGGCGGCACCTTGTTTCTCATAACTTTCTTTTATTGTAGCTATCGCTTCTTCTTGTTGTTTAATAGCAATCTCTAATTGCATATTATTCATTGTCAATGTTTGATTCTCTGAGTACAACCACCAACAACCCAATCCAAGAATTGCTATTATTGCTATAAAGAACTGTTGCATTATGAGTTATCCTCAACATACTGTCTTAGTTCACCTACAGTATGAAGTGTTTCTGCGTCTTCATCAGGAATCTCTATGTCATATTCTTCTTCAATGGCCATGACTACTTCTACTATATTCAATGAATCAGCTCCTAAGTCTTTAACAAAATTTGATTCATCTTTAATCATATCTTGATCAATACCTAGATTCTCTGCTATTATTTTTTCTATCATAATTATACCTATAATTTTTTATCAAGTGTTTCAGTCATATAATCCATTGGTGTAGATGTTTTGAGTTCTACTTGAGTCCCTTCCATAGTTTTAAAAACCATATGTTTTGGACCACACTTGTAAAACTTTCTTACTTCAAATTTCTTTTCAAGCACATCAATAATTTCACCTTCTGAGTTATATTGATTATGAGTCACATAAAGATATTTATGGTCTTCAAAGAATGAGGTTATCCAGAGCCAAATCTTTTTCAATATCGATTTAAACTTGTCCCACCACTTTTTCATTTCTTCCACTGTCTGGCTAAAGACTTAATTCTATCTTTCAATAGTTGTTTTTGTCTCTTTTGAACAGCTGCGTTCTTCTTTTTACGAACTACTACTGTTGAAGAATCGTCACCTGTTCCTGCTATATGTGGTCCAGTAACTGTACCCATATCTTCATTTCTTAGTTTCAATTTCTTCTCTCTCAATCTAGGCTCTTTTCTGTTATAGTGTTGAGTTACTACTGAAAGATTATTCTTATCGTTGTTTAGAGGATTGTTATCTTTATGATGTACATCTTTATCTTCTGGTACATCTTTTAAAGACCTGCGAGCAGCATTTCTAGCTGCTCTTCTAAGCTTTTGCTCAGGTCTTGAATGATAATTATCGTATTCTTTTCTATAGTTTCTCATAAACATTTTCAGGTGTTGAGACTTCATAAGGATCATCGCCCCTATTGTCCATCATACCTTCCTCGGCGAACATTTGTTCTACTTCACCATTATTTATAACAGCAGCGTATCTCCAACTTCTCATACCGAATCCAATGTTTGATTTATCAACTAACATACCCATTTTTCTAGTAAACTCACCATTACCGTCAGCCAACAACTTGACATAGTTAGCTCCTTGAGCTTTACCCCAAGCTCCCATGACGAATGAATCGTTAACAGAAACACAATATATTTCATTGATTCCCTTTTCTTGGAATTCCATAAACATAGCTTCGAATCCTGGTAATTGTTTATTTGAACAAGTTGGTGTAAATGCTCCTGGTAACCCGAATACAATTACTCTCTTGTCTCCGAATAATTCACGGCCATGGTGTGGTGGTAGTGGTGTGTTGTGAAATGAATGATTTAATAAATCCATAATATACTCCTTTTTTATCTTAGATCATGACCTGAACAGATCATCATTTGGTTTTTATCAATGTTATACATCCGAAAGAGGCTCACTCCATACACTTTACCAACAGGCTTTGCACCTGAATGAATTAGTGTATCTCCTCTTTCAGCGTCTACTTCTTCATCTATGATCATATTTCGTCTTAGATGAAATGTTTTTTCAGCTTCTAATTTATTGATAGGTGAAAATTCTTCTAAAAGATCATCATCTAAAAATTCACCCTCTTTTAGATACTTGAAAACTTCTTTGTCTAGTTGTGTCCCTTTAAGACCCGTGTGTTCTTTGATAAGGAATAGTGCGGCAGCGTATGAAGCTAATCTAGTCTTACCAAATGGTAGCAATTCGATCATTCTTTTTAAATTGAATACTAGTCTATGTAGAAATGTAAAAGATTCTTTCTTTTCTTTACTATCTATTTTGACTGATTTGATTCTCTTACCCTTTTCATCAATGAGTCCAGCTGCGTATGCTTCTTGATCTACCCATTTTGTGGTTAAGAGTTTTAGTACTCTAAATGTGATAACTGTGTCTATAGCTCTACTTGCCATTTATAACTCTCTCATTCGTTTTGTTACTTCTTCGTCTAACGGAACTTCTTGATTCCAATCTTCATTAATATATCCTAAGTACAAAAGACAAGTCTTTAATGTAGGCCAAAATTCTTTTTCTAGCTTATACTCTAACATTCTTATGGTGTTTTCTACACCAAACAAGTTACTCAACACAATAAGGTGATTGAGAATCAATCGTTCCCGTAATTCACCTGTCTTATGATAACGCTTTAGTAATCTTTTCAGATATCTAAATCGTCTAATGTCTTCGTAGAATTCTTCTGTTGAAGTACATTGTGGATTATCATAATGTCTGATTGCAAAAAGAGTAAAATTTTCCTCGTTGAGTTCTTCAAAAATATCCATCATGTAAGTATATAGTACTTACAAAACTAGTTCAATTTAGCTGTTATTGAGAATCCACCATTTCCAGATGATTCGTATGAAATATTCATAGATAAGTCTTCTGGTATTGTTGGTACTAAAACATGAGTTTCAGCTGGATCCAATTTCTCTCCAAATTGTGTTACAGGTAATGTTAATGTACCTGAATCGCCAGTTATTTCTGGCTTAGTTTCGAATGTAAGTCCTAATTGTTGAACTTTCCCTGCTAATTGAGTTAAAGCTGCTTCAACACTCATAAATTCCATACTAGAATGTCCTTCTAACCATGCATTCACTCTTGTCTTAACATCTTCTTGATCTAGCATATGGAAATCTGCAGGGATATCACTCGATATCCCACCAGATCCATTACTTTCTTTTACAAATGTTCTAAAAGATTTCATTATAATATCCTATTAAGCTGTAACTGTGATTGTACCAGCTGCTGTACCGATAGCTGAACTACTAGTAATAGTAGCGTTTGTTGAAGTACCAGTATCTTTAATAGTACCTGAATTTAAGTTCATAGCATTAGTTCCAACACTCAATACATCATCAGAATTTGTAGCTGCGTTAGCCGCGGCGATTGCTAATGTGAATACTAACTCATTACTTCCTGATCCAGAAACATATGGTAAGTTGTGTGGTCCTCTACCTGAACCTGAACCAGCATTACTGTTAGTAATAGCTACATAAGGTGTTCCACCCGATGTATCTACAGTTACCGCTTCGTTAAAGAATACTCTAACAGAAAGACTAAATCCTTCTGATTTATCTGCTGCTGTTGTAATCCAATCTATTTCAGTTATATCTGCAGAACCTAAAGAGGTTGCTAGTGAACCGATAGCCACTAATACTTCTGGTGTAGCACTTGTGTTGCCGTTACCAGATTGTGTAGAGCCGGCTTCAACTACCCAACCGCTTGCGTTCGCATATACTTCTTTTTTCTTTGCAGTTGTCAAGTGTTTAGGTTTTGACTCGTCTGCGTCTGTTGCTCCCCATAGTGGCATTGTATTATCTCCCGATATTTTATTTAATTCTATATGTATTTATACATTTAGAATCTTTACATATTGATTGAAAGTCTTTTTATCCTTTTTCATAGCTTTTTGGACTTGTCCGCGTTGTGCGGGTTTGACTTTCTCCAAATTCTTGAGTATTCGCTCAGCATCTTTTTTAGATATCTTAACTTTACTCTTATCATCTAATTTAATTTCACCACCTTTAGCTAAATCGGCGGCTCCCTTTATTTGAACAAATACATTTCGATCTGCTGAATCTTGTTCACCTTTATTACCTTTTTGGTTAAAGTAATCAACAGCTGCTCTTGTTATTAGTTCATCCTTAGCATCTTTGTATTTACCACCCATTTTGAGTGCTAACTTATCAATCATGCCAAGTAATTCTTTTTCTGTTTTAGCCTTTTGAACTAAAGCAAATAAAAGATTGTTCCCTGCTTGTGAAGGCATTCCCAAATCTGGCGCTCTTCTTCCTTCGTTAATCATATTAAGTATTCTGTACTATTGGGACCCAGTTTTTACCCCAACCAGGTCTATAATCCGTGTAATTTTTGTCTTTTGCAATGTCTTTTCTACCTTTATCAACAACTGTACCATTAACTTTAATAATTCTTTGTCCAGCAAAATGAGCTGTAACATGCTTAATCGCTAATTTATGTGCTGGTGATAATGGTTCAGGTGCTTTAATTAAAATAGAATCTCTATCACTAGGACTCCATTCAACTTCCATACCTACGGCAGGTCCTAAACCTACTTGTTTTCCACCCTGCATACGAAACTTATACTGTGAGTATTTAGCTCTTTCGTCTAAACTGTATCCTTGTCCTGGTTGAGTCCAATTCATTGTTATTTACCCTTTATGTATCCCAACTTCCTCATTTTCTCACGGAAGTTAGTTCTTCTGGCGTCTATTTTTACTCTAGAAAGATCAAGTTCATCTTCTTTAACAGGCTTTCTTTTATCACCTTCTTTGACTCTCCTTCTAGTTCCATCTTTAGCAATCCATTCATCAGTTTCTTTCTTACCGTCCCAATTCTTATCTATGTAATTATAGAATTCTTTCTCTTTATCACCTGATAATTCAGCTGGTGAACTTACACCAAACTTTTTAAGAACTGACGCGAAAAACTTCTGATACTCTGATTGTTCCTTCTCTGATAATGCATTATAGAATTCGTTGTTGAATGTCTCATTCGCTAGTCTTAACATTCTTTCTACTTCTGGATCATCTGATAATCCTTTCTTAATTTTTTCGATAGCTTTAACAGCTCCTGTCATATTACCACCGACATATCTCTTATCAAAAGCTATCCCACCAGCCATTCTAACTAGTTTCTTAGGAAATTTAGCTTCAGATATAACTTGATTAAATGTTTTCACTTCTTCTTCCTCGATATACTTAAATGTGAAAGACTTACCTGTATGCTTATCTTTAATGTTGTAAGTGTTCTCACACATTTTTAAAATTGGGCCAGCTGCTTTCATTCCGTCTGGTTTTACAAATTCTATTTCTGTTTCTGTTTCTAACGCTTCATCAATCTGAGCTCTAGAATAATCTATTGCGTCTAAAGGCTCTTCTGCTGTTACTGATTCTAAAGCTAAAATCATTCTTTGTGTTTCTCTCTCGTCAAATATATCTGTTAGTTCTGATATATTATATGTTAAGAAACCAGATTTTCCAAGTGTTTTTTGTAATTGTTCTACTTGTAGTTCTTCATCTGTAATCATACCAAATGAATCACATGCTTCTAAAATGTCTTCTCTTTTAGCGTGTCTTGTTCCATATCCTTCTGTCGCAATACCAACAGCTCTAGGATAAGATTTTGATTTTAATTTGAATGGAGTTTTAGTGACTAAAGTTTCTTCTTTGAAAGGTAACATTTTGCCTTTAGGCTTTTTAATATTTCCGCGAGGTCTTTTAACTTCATTTTTTACTGACTTAGTTATAGCTGCTCTTCTTTTCTTTAGATACTTATCTGCATCGTCTGAATCACCATCGTTGTCAATATCATCATCACCCTTTCCAACAGGATCTAAAGCTTCTTTCATATATGCTTCAGGTGCATGAGTGATTTTAAATCCAGATAGTTTGAATCCCCATTCATTCATCCATTGAACTACTGGTATTCTCGCATCTCCAACTTTCTTAACATCATCATATTCAAGAGTCATTTTATACCATTCATCCCAAACCCAGTCATTACCTACTAAATTACCAAATAGTTTTTGTGCTTTCTTTTCTTCTTTTTCTGTTTTAACAAGTAACGGTTTTGATAATGCTTTTTGAAGTTCTTTAATTTTAGACATTGTATCTGGAACTGCCCATACACCTTCTTGAAGGGTTTCTTCTTCAATTCCTTCTTTATGAAGATCAGCTTGTTTTATTCTAGCTCTAACAGAATTGAGGTCACTCATTTCTTCTTTACTGAATAATTCGTTGTATGGAAATCCTTTTAATGGTTCTTTATCAAACTCATTATGAGCTTTTAATCCCATAACTTTGTGTGCTAATCCTATTAACACATTTAGTTTAGCATTTTCTATTTTCTTTTTGTTAGCATCGTTTACTTTAGCATATGCTTTAACAACAACACTTGCTGTAAACATATCGACCATAGTACCTTCGATTTTCTTAGCACCCTTAGTCTTAACAATGTCTTGCATTATTTCAAATGCTGTAGCTTCATTAAGTTTCTGTTCTAATACAACAGACTTATCTTTAGTATAACCCATCTTCTGTGCTTGTTGAGCGTATCTAGATTTGGCTGGTTGTTTCTTTGTTACTTCTTCAATAGCCTTTTTCAAGTCTTTGAAGTCATTAATGACTGTTGTATTTTTCATAATAATATTAGTTTGAGTTGACTGCTATGCCGACAGCCATAATCGCTGCATTGGCTGCGAATAATTGATCTGAAGGATCTTTTTGAATGATGGCTTCTTGTTGTCCATCAAGTGAAAATGTTCCAATATCTGTACCACCAGATTCTTCTAGTGTTACTAAATATTCTGTTCCGGCCGCTGCGGTGTTCCACAGTCTTACATATCTGCTCTTACCAACATTGGAGGCTGCTCCTGTACTTGTACCTAAAGCCGCTTCAGTTGTTATTGGTTTCCATGGGAATGACATTGTTAGTTCTCCGTTATTATATTGTATTTATATATTCTTATATTTATAAAGGTTAAATCAGTCAGGTCTATTATCATCAGTGCCTTCATATTTATCCCATAAAGTCTGATATGTGTTAGTATATTCTGAATCTTCTTCTAAAATCATTATAATTTGTTCGTGTTTACTATCAAAATCTGTAAATTTTTCTGGTGTTGAACCTGATCTATCAGCTGGTTGAGCTGATGTTTGTAAATTTGTAGGTATGTTCCAAGTAAAAGCTGCTTTATCTATTGGTGTTATAGTACTATAATCAGGTACTTCATTTGACTTAAAAGTTTCTTCACCTGGTGGATCTCTATAATATACAGTCTTATTTGAAGGTTCTTTATCATAAACTGAAATTGTACAAATAAGAGAAACAGTTTCACCATTACTTTTCCTTTGAAATTCGTATGTATCTTTTGTACTTAACATGGATTTTGGTTCCAACCCCAATCGTGATCAGCTGAAACCCGACAAGCAACTCTGATTTCAGTATAAGAACTGTTGTATGATCCTCCACCAGGAGAACTCGGGAATGTCCAATTAAATCTAACACCAACACCAAAATTCGCTGTAGCTGTTCCACTCGAATATCTTTCTGAAACAGCTGACTGATAAACATTATATCCTATTTTAGTTGAACCCAAGTTAGTTGTAGAATTTGAACCGCCTGATATAGTAGCAACAGACCCTCCATGGCCTAAAAATCCTTGGGCCCCACCACTACTAGCTTGTGTAGTAGTATAACTCATAGTACAACCTGTCGGTACCATACTTGTGCCACCACTAGTTCCAATTGTACCTAATTGGGTAGTTGACGAGGTATAAGTAGTTGCACCATTATTTCTATGGGTTACACTTTGGCCTAATCCTGATCTTGGTGCACCATAAATGTATATGACTCCACTAACTTTTGTACACCAAATTTGTAAACCGGTTGAGACCGATATTTGACAAGCATCGTTTGATACTTCATCAAATGCATATACGACTCCAGAGGTTCCAGTGCTGCCCATTTGCCATTTACCAGGAACAGATCCAGGATCATAACCTCCCCACTCCGACATTGAATGTGATGCGGTATTTAATCCTGCAGATCCTGTACCTTGAGCGGAAGTTACTGTGCCAGCTTCTCTTTGACTATTATATCCACCGTAATTCATAGTATGTTTTACTAATCCATATTGTGAACTAGCACTTGTTCCATCAGCTAAGTTTGTTTTTACTTCTGCGCTAGATAGTGACCCCAAACTTAAATTAGAAGCACCTATACCTTTCTCTGAAGCTATACTACTCATACTAATATTACTTGTTCCTATCGTCATTACTTACCTCTGATTGCCGCTATTCTTTCTTTCTCTGCTTTCTTAGTTGCGGGTAAAAGTTTCTTAGTTAACTTAGCAATTGCTGCTTTCTTCTTGTCTAACTTTTTAGCTACTTGTACTCTCTGTGAAATTGTTAATTGACTTAATGGAATACCACCAGATAATTTCATAGCCATTGCACCTCTGGCCGCCATACCGGCTTTCTTTAACATATCAGCTGGTCCCTTCATTCTCATTGATTTCTTCTTAGCTGATCTCGCTCTTTTCTTAGCTGTTCGTTTAGCAATACGACCTCTTGCAAGTCTCTGTTGCATCGTTAAAGCTTCTTGCATTTCTATAAAGTCTTTAAATGTGTCCATTATACTATTATTTATGTCTTCTTTTACCGACGAATCCATACCTCTTTTAATCATAGCGATCCATTCTATAGCGTTAGTATTTAACTTCTTAGCCCATGTTGTTAATTTACCTGCAACAGAAGTATCTATATTACCAGTATTATCATTATTCTCTATCTCATGATAATCTCTAGAACCAACTTGTTTTTTAAGAAGCTTCTTTACTTTCTGAGCTTGCTTCCATGATACTTCTACAATTCTAGGTGGAATAGTTCTAGCTCTAGCATTATTTCTAGCCATTGCTACATCTAAATCTGTTTGTATGAATATAACTTTAACATCATATCCCGCACCTTGTAATTTATCAATTATTTTCTTAGTCTTAGCCTGATCACCAGATGTCGAATCAATTATAACTCCTAATCTTGCATCTAATAATGATGACAATCTTCTATCTGTTAACCCTTTAGCAGCCTTTCTAACTACTTCTCTTTCACTTTCTTCATCATCAGGCATCTTCAATGAGAGACCTTTCTTTTTCATTATCAGTTCAAAAAAACTATCTGAGTTTACAACTACTAGTCCTAAAGAATGTAGTCCCAACTTTCTTGCTACAAAAGATTTACCACTACCTGGACCACCTGCTAATACTACAGCTTTAAAAATACCAGGATCATGAATACCTTCTTCTATGTCTAGTACTAAATCTTCTTCTTTATAATTAAGTATCGATTCCATATTTCCTCTTTGCCATTTGCATTGCTGTTCCGTGCATTATTGAATCAGCTTGATCCCCATATCGTTTTACAAAATCATCTCGTTCTTTCTTTAAATCTTTATACATCTTTTCTTTATATTTTAAAACTTCTTTAGGTAAATCTTCTGCTTCCTTTATTTTTCTAACATAATCTACTACTGTTTGACCTGGTGTATGATTCTGTGCCCACGCTCTACCTTCATCTGTACCCCATTCACCATTATATATTTCATACATAAAGTCTGGAAAATCTTCTGTTACACCCATACCTTTTTGTACTGCTTTATATAATTGTTTACCCAGTCTATATCCTTTTGGTAATGCATCAATAAATTCTTTTTCTTGACTCATACTTGCCATTTGTCTCATTTTAGATGCTGACATACCAACATCACCGGCAGCGTCTGGATCTCTCTCACCAGCTGATATGATATTAATACTTTTAAAATTATAATATCCATGTCTCGCTTTAACACCATTATATTTCTTTAACAAATTATCAAATTCTCTAATTCTATCTGAACCAACAACCATTTGTATCATTCTATAACCATCATTATATAAATCTACAACTACATCAAAAACTGTTCTGGCTTTAGTTGAAGATACATTGATACCTCTTGGTAACATAGGATTCATAAACTTTCGTATCTGTGCGTTTGTTAAAGGATTCTTTACATCACCTGTTGTATGAGAAGTGTATATTTTTACATCATGTCCCTTTGAAACTGATTTCATCTTAGCGGCTAACTTCATATGCCCAACAGTAGGTGGATTGAATCTACCAAAACTAAATGTAACTCCTTTATCTTTTGCTTCTGTTATGTCTTTAAATTTCATGTTTCTCTATTTTTAAAACTAAATCTGTTTTTCCTCTAATTAATCTATGATACATCATCATTGGTATAATAAATTTTTGTTCTTTTTTCATTTCAAATGGTAAACTACCATTAAATTGAAATTGCCATCCCTCACCTTCTAATATTATAATCTTTCTTAATTCTTCATCACGATGCCAGACTAATTCTTTAATATCTACATTTCTAGAAAAAGTTCTGATATCATCATTATCAATATATGGTTTACCAGAAGAAATTTCCACCACCCTTTAATCCTAAATCTTTAGCGAAGTATGGTAATCTACAACTCCAATATCTAGCTGATAGTTTATCATTAGCAGTATCACAATTATGTCTATCTGCAAAAGCTTTTCTTGCTTTTGGATCGTCAATCTTTACAGCTAAATTCTTACCACCATCAGCAGCACCAAAAGAAACCTTCTTTACTTTATCTCCATCTTTAACATAGACATAAAATTTCTTTGAACCACCTCTTTTAGGTTTATTTATTTCTTTATCATCATTTTCTGTTACTTCAACCATTGGACTTTCTAAAGGTACAAATTTACCTTCATATTTATCAAATTCTATATGTTCTAAAAATGATTTCATTATTTAACCTTAGCTAATATTTGTGTTAATACTTTCTTAATATCTCTATCAGCAAGCATCCAATCTTTAGACATATTTCTAAGTTCAGAACTTTTCAGTAATGGTTTAATATCTGATTTCTTTAATCCTGGAAAAGCTTTTACTAATTCCCCGACCATTATATGACCTAGTATTGTATCTTTTAATGCCGATATCCATCCACGCCCTACAGAAGAATCAAAATAAGATTTACCTCTTATGTTAGCAGAACCTTTTTGATCACCACGACCATAATCTTCTAATATAAATGTTTGAAATGTTTTCATACTACTATTTATCCCAATTCTTAGCTACTGTAAAATTGTTAAAACTGAATTCTAATTTATCTACTATCTTAACAGCTCCACCACTTTTGTCAATCGCTACATATCCTTCGGGATTAACAACTTTAAAACCATTATCTGTTTTAACGAATGTCTTAGCGATACCCTTAGCTGAATCAAGTTGACTCAATATCATCAATTTTGCTTCTACCATATACTTGATAAAGTCAACTACATCTTTTAATGTTGTTGTCGCCTTTCTTATCTCAGCTAAATGTCTTTTTAAATTTTGTTTAGATGTCGGTGAATCACTCTTATTCTTTATCCACCAATCATTAAAGTGTTTAAAATACATTTGTACTACTTTGCCAGAATCAGGTAATGTCTTACCAGCTCTCGTATATGTATTTAGATAAGTTTTAAAGCCCGCACCTACTGCTGATGAACCTAAACTATCTTGCCATTTAAGAAATGCATTAAACTTACCTGAATTTATTCTTTGAAATTTTTTACCAGCGTTAGATAATACTTTAGTTACTTTCATTGTATCTTTTGCTGTGAATGTAGCTCTACCTGATACATCTTTAAATGTAGCATCATCTTGCCATACACTAGATGATTTACCTGGTATCTTAGCTCCGAATGAAGCTTTTAAATTCTCTACTGAATCACCTTTATATGTTGTGTGCCATACTACACCAATTTTAGCCTTGTTAATTTCTTGTCCAATCTTTGAATTGACAGGAACAGCATACATAATGGTATTAGGTTGAAATGTATAATGTGATTCACCATCAATGTCTGTTGTTTTTACATCATCTGTAAACATTAGATCACCTTGTAATATTTCACTCATACCTAGTTTACTAAACTCTGCTAATGATACTTTAAGTTTGGCCGCAAGTTCACCACCTTTATCATTATCTATATCTTCATCTGTATGATAATATGCTTCATCTGCCTTTCTTTTCCTGAATAAACTTTTTGTGGCCACAAAGAATTTGCCCGTTTCAGGATGCGGTCCTGCGAACACAGCTGGTGCACCGTCCCATTTGACTGTAACATTTAATTTCTTACTTGAACTACTAGCGAACATATCTCTTAATGCTTGTAGAAACTGTATTGAACTACGACCACCAGCAATACCAAAGTTTAGAATCTCATCTTCTAGATGTTCTAAATGTAAATTCTTTCCGGCAGCTTCTGTTAAAAATTCCATTACTTTAATGATTCCTTAAATTCTTTAGAGAAGGTGGCTAGAAAACTTGGAGCTGATGCGAAATTACCTTTGTATCTTAATTGTACATCACATATTGATGTAGTCCCGATATTTAAATTCATGTGTAACTGAGCAGCATTTGATCCTTTATCGAAAGCTTGTGTTTTTCTAGAATTTAATTTCATATTAGGTTTGCCGGTTTTAACTAATTCGTCTAATTTAGTGGCCATTACATCTACTGATTTATATTCTCCCTTTTCAATTACAAGTCCCCTCTTTAACATTCTACCGATACCTGTTACTAATGCGAAATCAAAATTAACTTTTTGTAAGTCTTTTAAATCTGTTTTTAATATTAATTGTATTAACTGATCAGCAAATAAGTCAGCATTATCTATTATAACATCAGCCATGGGTTTAAATAATGATCTAGATTTCTTTAATTGATAATTGATAAGATCGTTTGGTAATCCTTGTACAAATTTTTTCCAATTCGTTTTATTGATTCCGGCTCCTCTAGGGCCTAAATCGTTGATCATCCTATTAGATAACCAACTATTACCAACTTTATCAACCGCTAATTTTGGTTTTCTCTTTTGAAATCTTTGAGCAGTCTTGACAAGTTTTATATAAAACACTCCTGATGCTTCATCTAAATCTTCTCTAACTTTATCAAATTCTTCACCTTGTAAAAGTGTTGTAAATCCTTTATTAATTAATGTAGGATCTCCTGTATTACCAGATGGTTTTTTCTTTAATGATATTCCAACAAAGTTATCACCTTTTTTGATAATGTAATCAGAAGCGTTAAAGTCTTTCATTCCGTATTTTGTAACTTGAAATTGTTTAACATCATCATCCCAAGCCTTACCTGTTAAATAAACTTTATCGGCTCCTTTCCATCCGTTCTTTGCAACAACTTCTGCGGCTGATATGGCCATCAATAAATTATCATAATCATTTTCTAATGCTTGTACTTCTAAATCTGAATGACCTATAACTTTACCACCCTTAACAATCTTTTTAACCTGTTCTATTAATAAATCTAAATCTTCTATTGTTTCAACTGTCGGTATAGAGTTCATTGTACATAAAGCTGCCGTCATTAATTCATTTGGATCTGCTTTAGCCCCTCCACCCCTTTTACCATCTGGTCTTGTAGTAACATATATTTTTCTGTCTATGCCTTTATGAAAGAAGGCGAAATCTTTTGTAACTCTCGCTGGAGCTGGATCAGTAAGTTCTAAATCATCATCACCACGAATAGCACTTCTCGCTAAAGTAGTGAATTTAACTCTTTCATTATCTTTTAATATTATCTGAATTCCAATCTTCTTAGTATTAGTTCTACCTTTTCTTTCATCAACCATAACATCACCATTAATTGAACTTATTTGTTTATCAATCTCTGCCACAACATCAACTGCAAACTCAATTTCATCTTGGTTAGAGTATTCTAGTGACTCAACCATTTCTAATGTTAGATCAGGTTCCATACTTGATTTTGAATAATTATACAGTGCTTCACCCAAACGAATACCAAACGCAGTATCACTCGGATAATGAGCTCCGGCTATTTGTCTACTCTCACCTATTCTTTTTCCTATCTCTAAGATACCATGTCTATGTTCTAATGGTACTTCATCAGCTACTAACAATGATATCAATCTACCTTGTGTAGCATGTCCAGATGGGTATGAAGGTGTTCCTGCTGTTTTTAATGGAAAGTTATCTAATGGTAATCCTAATTCTTTAGCTAAAGCTTTAGGCCTTGGTCTGTCATAATGTCTTTTAAGAGACAATATTATAGGATCAGATTGTTCTTTTAATTCTTTTATTCTAGTAAAATCTATTTCGATACCATATTCATCTAAGTAATCTTTAAATGGTTTAATGACTTTAAGATCATACATTATCATTTCATTTTGCCAATCAGTTCTAAACTGGCCTAATGAAATTAGAAATTGTATTTCTTTCTTAGTTTTTTCAGATGAGTTTTTAGGATAAGGAAACTGTTGCCAGTCTTCAATATCAAAATATTTGAATTCAGAATAATCTTTTTTTAGTTGTTTTAATCTCTTAGGATCTAACTTACCATGTCCTAATTTATCTAATTTAGATTCTACTGATTCTTCTTGGATTGTTTGTAGAAATGATTTCATAAACAGTATTTATGAAGATTCTATTTTTGAATTTTGTGTTGACTGAGGAATTCTTCAATCTGAGCGATTGATTCAGATAAAAATTCCTGTTTTTTAGGTTGTTCTTTTAGTTTTTTTAAGCGAATAAGCTCTTTCTTCAATTCAACCTTTTTGTTGAGAAGATCAACAAGGGATTTACTTTTAATAATTCCCTTGTTTTTACTATCTGTTCTAGTTTCCGATGAGTTCATTTAACTGTTTAATTGTATCGTCTGCTGTAGTATGTAGTATTCCTATACCACCAGCTTCTACCCAACAATCAATATTTTTAGGCCTATCGTCTATTAATACTGCTTTACTATGAGCAAACGCAGCTTTTTGACTACCTTTAAATGTTGGAATTATGATCCAATGATCTGTACAATACTCTTTAATCCAATCAATTTTGTCTTTAATAACAATAGTTCTGTTAATAGTACCAGCGGCTGTTAATATCTCTGTATGAATACCTGAGTTTAAGGCCCAATCGACTAATTTCCAAGCATCTGGTAAAGGCTTTAATCTCCTAAATAGATGTTTGGAAGTAACTTCTCTTTTTCTATCGTTATAGACATCTTTTACATCAGATAGTCTAACTTTATGGCCTAAAACTTCGGAAAGTCCAGACTCAAAATCAGCTAAAACGCCATCCATATCAATAAATAATTGTCTTACTTTTTTATCATTTTTCATACTGTTATTATAACAAAAGTGTACCTGCGGTTTCAACTCCAATCGTATCTAGCAGAAAAATGATCATATCTCCAATTCTTTTCATGATACTTTATACTACATATATGACCACAGAATTTTCTTCGTGGAGTTCTTGGATATTTGAACACTTTACCACTCTCAAAATCCTCATGATATTCATTACTAAAATTAAACTCTTTTTTACAATTTGTACATATTTCTTTATTTTTCATCATATACATATTATAACAAAAGTGTACCCGCGTTATCCAGTGTTAATCATACTTAAAATCTTCTTGTTTTTCTGATGCTATTCTTTTCCCTATAGGAGAGTTATCCATAACAGGCCCAATATCAACTAATTCATCTTGTGCAGATTGTTCACAATCATATAGTCTCATTTTAGCTCTATCCACACCTAATACAAACCGCTTATGATATGTTGGATCATTATATCGATTCTTTAACTGTTTAACCATTACTTGATCTAGTTCTTGCATGTCTTCTGTAGATATTAATGCAAACATGAAATCAGCTGTAGCTGGTAATCCAAATGATTCAGAAGTATCTTCAAGACCAACATCTGTAGAAACAAAACCTGTTCTATTAGTTTGTGTTGCAGACATAATCGGAACATCAAATTCTACAGCTAATCCTCTCAATTCCTCCGCAATAGATTTAACATAGGAATAAGTATTCACATTACTACCTGGCCTGACTCTGAATGAACTACAAATATTAAGATAATCGATATAAATCATTTCAGGTTTAAAGTCTCTCTTTAAATCTAATTCTTGTAATAAATGTCTGATATGACCACTATGAGCTGTTGCTGTAGGATATTCTTTAATGATTAATTTACCTTTAGTCTTCTCTCTAACTCTAGTAATCTTTTTCTCATACATCATCTTAGGTAAATCTTGTAATTCATTCAATGATATATCTAATAGATTAGCATCTATTCTTTCAGCGATCTTTTCTTCGGCCATTTCCATTGTAATGTATAATACATTCTTACCTTGAAGTAAAGATGAAGATGCACAATGACACATAAACAAAGATTTACCCACTCCTGTACCAGCCATAACAATATTCAATGTCTTATTTGGTAAACCACCTTTTGTGATTTTATTCATAAGTTCTAGATCAAAAGGGATTCTTTCTTCTTCTCTATGCATAAAGTCATATCTATCATTCCAATCTTCGATAAAATCATGACCTATATTAGAATCAAAAGATACTGATAATGCTTCTCTAAGAATATCAGGTATTTCTCCTTGTTGACCTTGTTTATCTTGAATGATCGCAATGGAATTCATTACACCATTATATACCGCTCTGTCTTTACACCACTTTTCTGTAGAATCAATTAACCATTCATCAGGTGTTTCTGTAGTATCTTGTTTGATCTCTCTAATTAAAACTGTTGTATCAGATATTAATTGTTGATCCACATCAGATTTTTCATCAATATCAATGATGAGAGCTTCAGGTGTAGGTGATGCTTGATACTTTAAAAAGTAATCTCGAATTTGTTTAAATAGAAATTCTTCATCTCTTTCAGAAAAAAATTCTGATTTTATATAAGGTAAAGTTTTCCTAGTAAATTCTTCATTCTGTATCAGATTCTTGAGAATCGTCTGTTCTAATCGCGTTGCCATATAAAAATTCTTGTTTCGCTACTTCGTTAATTTGATCTAGTACTTCTTGAGTAAAGTACTTCTCTGGGTTGTTATTAATAGTTTTACCAAATTGTGTTGTACCATCTGGCAATTCTATTCTTGTTGATGATTGTTTGAATATATCATACTTGACTGCTAAGTCTAATAGACCATAATATCTATCTAAACCTGAATCGTATTTGAGTATAACATCTACCATCTTATTCTCCATAGTAAGTCTTGATTTCTCATTCTTACAATGAATAATATTTCCAATAACATCTTTTCCGTCTTTCTCTTTTTTCTTAGATAAAAAGATAATTGATGATGCAGCGTATTTGAGTCCACTACCACCACCCATAACTTTCTTAGCGAATAATCCCATTTCATCATAAGTATGATTCGTTACGATTAATGGAACTCCTGCTTTACCTAGTTTCAAAGTTAAAACTCTAAATGCACCTTTAACTAACTGAGCTCTAGTCATATCTCTAGTTTCAGCACCAGATGCAGTATCTTCTATTTCTTTAGTTGTTGATAACATACCAAGAGAATCTAAAACAAATAACATTTTCATATCTGTTTTATCTTTAATATATTGATCAAGAATTTTAATAGATTGAGTTCTAAACTCTTGAACTGTTGTTACAGGGACAATTACAATTCTAGAAGAATCAATTCCTCTTTCTTCGATCATGTCTTTTGTGATTGCACTCTCTGATTCAAAATAGATAACCGCTGAATCCGGATTATCATTTAAGAACTGTTTACACATTCCGAGTGCGAAGAATGTTTTACCTGTAGCAGATTCACCAGCTAATGCTGTGATCTTGTTATTAGGTAATCCATCATATATTGACCCTGATAATAACGCGTTAAAAATATAAGAACCTGTATCAATATAACCACTGACATCAGCGGCTTGTACACCTTCTTCTACTATCGACGCGAATTCATTACCAGTAGTCTTAATTAAGTTTTTCAAATAACTCATAATATCTCCAATTTACTTTTTCGCTTTTATTTCTTTTCTTTTTTTCCTTAAAGTTGAATCATAATCAATATGTAATCTAACTTCTCTTTTGAAAGAATTCAATTCAATTAATAGAATGATTAAAAATGCCCAAGTTATTAAATGTAGACATAAAAAGATATAAGAAATTTCATTCATACTACTATTATACTACCAAATCTTGATCTGTCAACCCTGCTTCTTCATAAGACATTTCAACAACACCTTCATCAATTAATCTCTTACGATTAACCATATGTTGTGATTGAATTTCTTCTTTTGAACC